CCGTCTTCCATTTCCCCTGCGCCATCCGAAGCTTTAAGGTACTGGGAAAGCTCTTTAATTTGCTTTTGGTCTGTTATGATTTCTGCTTCGGCTAAATTTTCACTGCCGACTGCGATTTGATAATCATTAAAACCAATCTCCCAGCTTGCGGAGACTTGATTATACATTGGGCTTTCTGGGTCAATCGACTTATTCAGTAGCTCTGCAAACCTTTTATCAACCGTACGATAAACTACTGCGCCAAGGGAAATGTTGAACGGATCCTTGTAATTTGCCAGGCTTTCTTCGTTTAATAACTCGTTTTCGCCATAGCTAGAAAATCCAGCAGAAACAATGTGGCCCACGATCCTTTGTTTTTTGTGTTCAATGTTTGTAGGCTTGTGAACGAAATAGTCTTTAACGGCCAAAGCTGTTTCAGTGGAAATCCCATCATGATTCCTGTTGAACCTATTTACTACTGCAGCATTAAATGCCACGCCAACCAAATCAATATTCTTGTCTAGGTCAATAGTCTCGGGCATTAAGCTCTTAAGGTCATCTAAAGAAGCTTTTGAAATTTTAATATTATCTTGGTCAATGTCTGCTGACGCAATAATTGGTTGCAAGAAGGTGGTTCTATATTTATAGTCTGCCATATTTATCGATAAAGTGTTCGAACTATACGTTAGTTACACGTTTTTTATCGATTTGAGAATTTTTTTGAATGATAGACAATTGCTGCGGCATAGTCGGTTAGTTTGTGGCTGTCCGCGGTTTCTTCTATGCCCTTGAGCAGACTTAATTCTAATATGTTTTTATTATCCTTGATGCAGCTTTCTGAGGTAGCTTCCCAATCTTCAAGATCTTTAGCAAGGATTACTTTTTTACACAAGTCTTCAATCATTTGATTTTGGTTTTTATTTAACCTTTTGATCTTAAAACTCTTTCTTGCTGTCTTTTTACAAAAACCCTCCAACCCTTCTGAAGCTTTAATTACTTGAGTAACGTTCTCTGCGGATATGTTTGCCCTGGAAGCTTCTTGCGGAATACCTTTTGTGCCGTTTGGCCTGCCTGGCAAACCAGGAACTTTTTGCACTTCCTTTTTTTCTTCTTCTTCGGCGCTAACCATTGGGACTCCCCCTACGATTGGGTTGTAATATCCCTTTTTACGCTCTTTAACGAATTTGTCTTGAGATCCGCCAATCTGTTCTGCCTCTGGAAACACTCCTTTGTTAATAACATCCATTCCCTGTTCGGGAGTTATTAACCCCAGCTCCATTAACCTTGTGGCTACTCTTTGAGTTTGGGTCGAGTCTTTTGTGTCAACTTCTTTGAATCTAGCTGTGGGGTAATTTCTAAATCCCATGTTTTTGCAAACCTGCTTAATTTCAGGCTGTAAAAAGTCATTTAAGAATCCTTGTCTAGACTCTTTAAGTCTTTCTAGAAATATTTCGGCTTTGACCGCGGTATTGCTATACTTTTCACTGCCCACGATAATATTCTGAAGCCCTTCTTTAATATCTTCATTAACGATTCGGTATTTTTCATACCCCAAAATCTTATTCATGTCAGGAATAACAAACTCTGCGTTGGTTGTATAATCAGAAACCAAGACTCTGCCAACGCTTTCGTTTTTAAAAAGCTCTTGCATCGCAGAAAGGTTGTTATGATTGATCCCCCCTTTGTTGGGCTCGTTGCCCATTGTTATAAGTAATATGACATTTTCAATCGTGCGAACAATTGCCTGGTCAATTTTTTTAAACTCAAGCTTCATGTTTATGTCTTCTAAGACAGAAAACCCAAACGGCACAGCAAAAGGCTCGTAATCTTGTTTTTTATAAAAAGAATATCTTAAGCTTTCTGGCTCAAGTTCAATTTTTGCGCCATCAGGCTGGTACCCGTTCATGTTAAAATTCTTTTTAAGATTCGCAGGCAATCCCTTATAGACTTCTCTATCGTAATCATTTTTAGGGTTTTTCAGTCTTTCGATCTCGTATTCGCTTAAAACTTTTGCGTATACCCCTGTGGCCTCAAAGCCAGTTGTTCTGTGAGCAACTATATCATACGGGTTTAACAAAATATAACGAATAGGTATTTTGTTGACAGATACCGCCCCGTAAGTTTTGGTCATTTTGATAAAATCCTCTGTATTAAATTTTCCATCAATCTTGTAAAAGAAGATGTTACCAGACCTATAATATTCTCTAAAGTATTGATCCCTTATTTTCCAAAGTTTAATTTTCCTAAACCACGCTTCAACGAAATCCCTAGATTTTCTACTTCCTCCGTCAAGGAATATTTCCGAATTGGCGAACTCGGCCATAATATCTATTGCGTTTCTGAATATTGCAACATTTGCATAAGCTTTCTGGCAAAGCTCTATTGTATCTCTAACGTTTATGCCGCTAGCTGCATAATCAAAAGGCAACAAGCCGTCTTGAATATTTGTATACTTATTTTTCTGGGGCACCTTGTGAACCCGATTTGACCGAGACCTAGAAGTGGCACCGCCTCCCGTGCGCGAATAACCTGCCTGAGCTACAGAATTAAAATAAGCTTCTCCTTCTAAGCTTGGAGTGTATGTACTATTTTGAAGCAAAGGGTTGGCGGCTAAAGTTTCCTCTATCGACTGCTTTTTTTCGAACTTACCCCAATATTCAGTCTTCTTGGTATATTTTCTTTTCTCGGCCATTTGTTTTAGTTACACTAAAGTTAACAAAGTTACTTTTAAAAGTTTAAAAAGTACTTTAATTAATAAACATCGGAGTAAAAGTAGAAACCACTTCTTTAGGCTTAAAGTTCATAACGTCAAAGTATGTCTTTACCATCCAATTTCCTAATACTAAAGCGGAATAACTATCTTTTCTAGCCTTATCTCTGCCAGATTGCCTTTTTAAATTCGACGGTAAATCAAAAGTCTGAGTGCCTTGAGAGGTGGTCGTTATCTGAATAAGTGCGCATTCTACTTTTGTTAACTCTATCATATCTGATTGGTGCTCAACGAAGTCTATCATTTTAGCTTCTTTTGTCATTTTTTCACCATGGTCGGCAGTTTTCAGATACTTTAATTTCTCAATTGGTATTCTCTTTCTTCTTTGAGTTTGATATGATTCGTCTATCGCCTTGGACGCGAAAAATATTCTATTATGGTCAAAGTTTGATTGTAGCATCTCATTTGCCTGGCGAATCCAGTTGCTTGTGGGCTTTCTTAAATAACAGATTTTATTTTCGCTTTTGTTGTATTCGTTTCGGGCTTTTTGCAAATCACTGTTGTAGTTTTCGGGTTTTTCAAAATCTACTTCGATTGTTTTTAACTGCAACTTGTCTTTTTTAAATATTTCGCTTTCATTGCACGCGCTAATAAACTGGACTCCTCCAGCGTAATCACCTATAACTATAACCACGTTAAAATTTAACAATATATATGCAAAGTACCTGATATGGTCTTTCATTGTTGCGCCAGATAAAGCGTAGCTATGCACGACGGTTCCTGTTTGTTTTTCTGCGTTTAATTTAAAAACTTGAATTGCAAAATCATCTGAGCTTTCGCTTTCTGCCCAACTCGGATCAAAAGAAACTAAATATTCTGCGCCCGCTTCGCCAGAAATCTCGACAGAGGGATCTTCTCCGTCTGGAATCGTACAATCTGCCATTTTTGAAATTTTAAAATAACCACTACTGTCATCCGTAAAAACGGCCCCGAACTCTCGATCAAACTGGCTTTGGCTCATTGTTGATTTTGCTTGGTTAAGTAGATTTTGATCGTATAATTGCGTTGGCGCGCAATCATAAGAAAACTGCATGATCGTTCTGTGCGCGGTATCAGTAGACCCCTGGTTAAATATAAGATTTTCAAATTGAGTATACAGTTTATACATGTACTCGAACTTGTAAGAAGCAGAAGAAAGAGCAATAAGCTTATTGTTTGGCCACGAGTACCTTTCCCCCTCGGTCAGCTTTCCTTCGTCTATTAATTTAGTTTCTAAATTGTATAAATCTTCTCTTTGTGTTGGGTTTTCTACAACAGACAAAAACGGCACAATAACCTCGTTGTAAATTCTCTCTGGCATTAGCAAAAATTCATCAATAATAATCCTGTGAAACCTAAAACCGCGCAACTTCTCACCGTCACCT